ATCAAAATATTCAACTTTTAGCTCATCACAATAATCCATTAGTAACTGCAGAAGGTAATGTTACAACCGAAGGATTAACCAAGGCAAGAGAAGCAAGTGGTGAGCCTTTCGGCACTGGCTTTGGTGGACCTTCAGGATCAGAATTAAAAGCTATTCAGGACGAATTAGACGCAGCAGAGGCAGTAGATGGAATATTGAATCCAGCAATACAAAGAATTCCAGTAATACCTTACGAAGCTCAATTAGGTGCTCAAATGGGAGCGGCACAAGGGATACCTCCCTTACCTGAGATTATGCTCCCTAATGCGGCTCCAGGATACCAATACAATAACTACTAATGGATCCCAATAGCGGTATTGATCGAGTCTTAAGAGCTGCAGACGATTGGGCAATGTCTGGTCGTAAAGGACTAGCTGGTTCTTTGGGCTTGCTGAAAGTTGGATTAATAGCAGGAGATGAAGCTGCTAAAAGAGCTTTCAATGACATTGTTATCCTCGCTAAAGCAGGTGATGGAGCAGCTAAAAGTGTTGTTCGAAATGTGTTGCTCTCTACTCAAGGAGAAGAAGCATTTGTTCAAGCAGCTATTGACAACGTAGGAGAAGGAGAAATCAGACAAAGGTTAACTCAGCAAGGATATGATGCTGACGCCTTAGTGAATAAGCCACCAGCTTCTACTTTGAATGCTCCTGAATCAACGAACGTAACTCCTACTGCTACTCCTCCTGACGAAGATTATGTGAATCCGGGCAGGACAAGAGATAGAAGTGAATCATATCGAATGCAAGAAGGTCTTAGAAAAGAAAGATTAAAAGAAAGAAATATAAGTCCACAAACTTTGCAAGGTGAAGTCTACAACTCGGTTATTAAAGAGTTACAAGGAGATCTTGGAGCAGCACCAGACAGTGTTTATAAGTTGAGCCCTGAACAATTGGCAGCTTTAGCAGAAGTTCAACAGGCTTCACAAGCTGAAGAGGCTCAAATTTATGCTCAGCGAAGAGCAATGACTCCTGAACAGGAAGCTGAATTAATGAAGAGAAGCATTAGCAATGCTCCTGGAGTTGCGGATCCATCTGTAACAATGGCTAAAGCTGATGATATAGCTCAGGCTCTAGATAAGGCTAAGCAAATGAGACCTCCAGTAATGGGTCGTTATAGAAAAGCTGCTTTATATGGAGGTGGTACGCTAGGAGCCTTGTTAGGACTTTATGGTGCAGGAGGTTTGGTTAATGCGAATCAGTACGAAAACAGAAAAGCCTAACATTAAGAAACAACATAAAAAACTTTTACGTCTTAATAAAAAGGCGGAGAAGTGCGTGACTCGTGACCAAGCACGCAAGATCCTTAAAAAAGCTCTCAAAGCACAAAACAAACTTCATGAACGAACTAGCTGACCCGTCAACACTTCAATTAGCTTTTCTATTTCCATTTCTACCTGTTATATCTGTATTCATCGTTAGCATTCTTATGCTGGGTGAATTACCTTTCAAGGACGACGATGACGACGATGACGATAGAGGTACATTAGTCCCTGCTTACTACCCAACTTAAAACGTCTACTATTAATGTAGATTAGAAAAATGAAATGGCTACTACGGCAGATAAGGAAGCTCCAAAAGCGGAAGAGAAGAAGAGCATTTTTCAAAAGATCAAGGAGAAGGTAGACGATAAAGACGAACAGTTTGAGTACATCTCAGTTCTGGTGAGACTGGTAGTAGTTGCTTGGTCCGGGGCACTAGTGACCTTAAATTATTTGCCAGAGATTCCTGGGTTGACGTCAGGGGAAAAGCAGGATATAACTTTTCCGGCGTCGCTCTTGGCTTCGTCGCTTGCAAGTTTTGGCCTGGATAAGAGTGCTAAGAAGAAAGGTGATGGAACTTATGACGCTAGTGGCGATGATAAGCCTCTAAGTAAAAAGGAGATGTTGGCCTTAATGAATACAGGGGGTGGTTTCCAGACAATTCGTGTAGAAACTCCGATTAAAATCTTAGGTGCAGATGTTGTTAATTCTTCTAAAAAATCATGACCTGCGAAAACCATTCACATGTTGATGCGTCTCAAGAGACTCGTCTGACAGTACAAGCTCTAAAGATCGAAAGACTGGAAGAGAAACAGGATGAGTTACGTGAACGGCTTAAGGCTGTAGAAAAATGGGTCATAGGTGCCGCAGCAGTATTAGCCGCTGGCGTTACTCTTGTAGGGTTTGCAACTAACATCTCTAAGGCTTATTTATGACGCTTTTACTCTCTATACCTTCTGTTTATTCCTTGCCTGGAACATGGGAAAAACAGCCTATGATTCCTCATTTTCATTTAACTCCTGACCAAGGTTTTATATTATTTTTCGGATTAATAGTTTTATCTTTGGTCGCATATGGGCTTTACTTCACATTGGGAGCAGGAAAGAAAGAGTTAAGAGATACTATTGATGAACATTCCAAGATGCACGAACTAGGTATTGCTCATGGACACACAGGACCAAAGAGTAGGAAGTAATTATCAGCATCAAAATGAGTGCTTTTGCGAGCATTGCCAAGAGATTCTTAGACAACAGTATCGTCTGCAACATTGGCAGGCGAAGCAAATCTGTAAGCAAAAATAATTACCTACTATAGAAGGAGACATTCGAATCCCTTCCATGAAGCGCATAGTTTTACCAGCGCTGTTACTTGCATCGGTTGCAGCACCTGCGATGGCAGATATCACTCATAGCCTGAGTTCTTCGGTCCAGCTCACCGTGGATGGGGCCAGTTCAGTTGCATCTAGGCTGGGTTCAACATATAGCGTGTCTGGTACAAATATTAAAGTTGGAGCTGGTAATAGCGATGTATTTGGAGGTTTAACAGCCGGATCAGCTACTGCGGCACCGACGATGAAGGCTGGTACGTACGATATTAATACTACCGGAAATCAGTTCAGTTTTTCTGAAAGTTGGCTCCAGGGAGACGCCATACCTGCAATAAACGCCGGTTCAACTGTGTCGACAACCACCGGTCAGGTGCAGTCCATTCCGGCTTTCGGAAGCACCACCACGTTTGCCGGAGGTACTAAAGGCACCTTGGCTGGTGGAGTATCGAGTTTAGCTGGTGGAACAATTACGTCGTTAACTGCCGGCGGCGCGGGTACCACGGCGATTGGACAATTTATATCTACTCTTAATGTGAAGTAGATGTCATATGTCTACTCATGCATCCGAGAGACTGGCTGCCCCGATTGTTGGCGCCATATCGAAATTAAAGTATGTCGTAATTGCGGCGGGTGTCTTTGCCATACCTGCAGGTGCGGTTCCGGTAGTACCAAATTTTTCGTCCGGTCAGCTCACCCAAACAACAACGTCGCGATCTGTGATATCTGAAGCAATAGTTTCAGAAGATTTTGCAACAGGATGGCAATATACGGTAAGTGGTACAGGTATTTCTTTAAATGGTGCATCTATTGAGCCATCTGCCATAATCAATACAAATACAACTGCTGCGTCAGGCATTACGACTAAATGGACAGGTCTGGACGTTCAAAACAAACCGAACTGGACGCTGACTCAACCGGGAGCCGCATTCCAATTTCAATCCAGTTATTCTGGACCCGGACTCCAGAATCGCACGACCATAACGAGGACCATAGAGACGGACACAACGATAGAATCGGTTTCCGTATTTTCTCAGTGATACCAAGGGTTCTTAGCATATTAATGCTAATCCCTTTTTGTCCTGTCGTCAAGGCGAGTGATGTAGGAGGGATATCGGCTACGTCTAATCCGGTGGCTAACTCTTCCGGTCAAGCAAATGTGAATGCATACCAAGTCCTGACAGGAAATTTTATGCAGTCAGCATTTACTAATGGTGTGGTTTGTCAATCAGAAACGTTAACAATATCTCCTTATGTTGGGCGTTCGGCAAATATTAAAAAACCATTTTTTGAAACATACGAGGATCCAGTATACGACGTTCGAGATATTGATGGTGACGGAGCTCCAGATAACCCTGGCGATATTCTTTGGTACAAGACAGTACAAACCTTGCAGAAGGATAACTACTCCCTCAATCTCGGTGTAACGGCTCAATGGAGTCGACCACTAGATAAGCAGATGATGGCTCTTTGTAAGGATGCTGCTGCCACTGAAATAGCTCTCAGGAAGGCACAGTTAAACTTAAGGGTGCTTGACTATGAGATTTCAAGATTGAAGCATTGTGGAACCTTAGCGAAGGAGGGCATAGTGTGGGATCCAACCAGCAAATACAAAGTTATATGTGAGGACGTTTTATTAACTTCGCCTCCCGGGGTGTTATTAAATCACAGTCATTCAATACCACCTATTACTTTCGATTCTTCCTCTGATCAAGCATCCTCTCTCGAACCGACAGAATCTTCTCAGGTTTCTTCAGAATCTTCTTCAGGATCAACTTCGTCACTTTCTTCGTCAGAGGCTTTACAACCTTCATTAAGTACTGTTGAAGAGGTTGGCCCACTAGGGCCACCCCTAGAGTTGCGCCTACAGCTATCGAAGTAGTATTTAAAACAGTTGCAGGAGGAGGAGTGTAGTTATTGATTACATTCAATAGAGCTATATCTTCATATAACGTGATACATTCGCCATTAGAAGTTTTTTCATATCCAGTAACTCGCTTCGTGCCGTATTTTCCATAAGCTCCGGGGGGTGGACTTCCTGGTCTAGGACATGGCAAATTAGGGAGAGTAGGTGAAACACCGTCAAGGTTAAGACCAGGAATATTAGTGTCTTGAGGCGTTCCCTCTGAAGATTGTTCATTAGTTTTAGAATTATTTCCTAGTCCACTTACTGCTCCAAGATTGACCTGATTCTCCATTGGGATGACGACCAACTCTTTACTAGGGTCGAATTCAGGAGGATTAAAATAGGGCATTCCTGGCCCAGTACAAAGCGTTAGATTGCCTTGAGGGTCTTCTTCTGCCAGCTTATTATTACCTTGAGTCTCTCTTGCTTCAACACAACCTGGCATCTCAACGGTTGGAAATCCTATCTGTAGGGTGACAGGAGGAGCTTGAGGAATACTCAGAGGTAAATCAATTGCCCATGTCGGAACTTGCGGGACGTATATCTCCCGTACTCCTATCCGAGGGATGGAACCCACTAATCTTACTTACTAACTGGCATAACTGGCCCAGTGGTACTAGGAATAGATAAAAGACTGCTAGTGCCATTAGAAGGACTACCACCGATACCAGGTAGTGCATTCTTGATTTGAGATTGGATAATCGGTCCAACTTGTTTAATTAATCTTTGTTGTGCTGCTTCTTTTCCTTTTGGAGTGCTTAGATAGAAACTGACTATTCCAGCAGAAAGAAGCATGCCACCTGACATAAGAAAGCCTAATACGCCAAGGATGTGAAAAGGATTTTTCATGAGAAAATAGGTGCCATTTCTAATCTTAGATGATTTTCAGTAGTGAATACAAAAAAATCAACTTGAATTTTTCTTAATCTAAATGTAACCGAATATTCCTATTGACACCAGAGCACTGGGGAAATTACGTCTTCGGCCTTGTCGAACTGACAAGGAAAGCAGCGCGTAAAAGATTTCGCCAGTCAATCAAAGATGAATGGGGATGTTGCGCTTACTGCGGTGACAAGCCTACTTATCTAACGATTGACCATGTCAAGCCTCGAGTTCACGGAGGCGATAGTATGAGAAATAACTTGGTTCCCGCTTGCAGAACATGCAACGCAAACAAAGGTTCTCATCGTGATTGGCAATCTTGGTACAAAAGTCAAACTTTCTTTTGTGTTCAAAGAGCATCACGAATTGAATCTTGGATCAAGCCACGACTTACGGAGGATTTAGACTTATGGTTAATAGCAAAAGGAGGAAGACATGCCGATAGATTTGAGCCTCGAACAACAGTTCACTCTCAACAAGATTTCAATAGAGATACAGAACTTCAGCAGGGAGGAGCTTATTGTGGCATTACTAGACTCTTGGGAGGCGAGGTTCAGGCAGAAGGCAGCTTTTCTGGATAGTGCAAGAGAAGCTGGATTTAATTTCAAATTAAACGAAGGTACCGCAATCATTTCCAACACTGCCTGTGACGAGTTTGAAGCAGAGAATGGCTATGCTCCATCGGTTGAAGAAGCAGAAGAAATCATGCAAAATCTTTTTGACGAGGCCAACATGGAATTAGACATGGATGCCATAGTCCTTGAATCTGAAGAATAACTCGATACACTATTACTGATACGAGTATTAATTAGATGGAAGCTTTAATAGCAGGAGCAGCCGCAGTTTTGGTGGGGATTTTTTCTGGTAGTGCAATTACCTCAAAGCTTAAGGGGAAGAAAGAAGACCTTGCTTATCATGAACACAGCGAATACAGCGAGTTGGTAACCAGAGTTGATATTGTCGAAAGAATCATACCTACTTTGATTTCTCGTAATGAAGTTCAGTCTGCAATCAATCAGGTTCCTCCTTTAGTCATGCAAGCTGTTCAAAGCGAAATGAATGGAAAAGTCGCTGGTAGTTTTGTTCAAAAAGATCCTGTCAATCCTTTTACGGTTCCCTCTAAACAACCAGAACAAGCAAGGGTTCCATCTACGTCTACATTGAAAGCAGCACAAGCTAACTTAGAAAAAATGAAAGAGTTAGATGCAATGCTCAAAAATTTTGAACAACTGCAACAAAAACAATGAAATTAACTAAAACAGTAGAAGAAGGACTGAGATCTGCTCAAGCTAGATTACGTGAGACTTTGGCCTTTGCTGCGAGAACTGAAGAGCCTATAGTTGCTAAACATATTGCCGACATGTCTTTAAGGATAGATGCATTGATTGATGTTTCTGATTTAGTGAAATCGTTAGATTCTGACGATTAATTATCTGCCGTCTCCTTTTGTAAAGGTTTCTGAATCGGGTCCTGTGAATCGATCATCGGTTCCCCATCCATTTCGTTGGTACTCCATAAGGAAGAGGAGGCAGCAGCCTGCGTGGGCAAGGTGAGAGTATCCTGTCTCGGGGTCATTGTTCTCTCCTCTCCACCAAGCAAAGAGGTGTCTACATAGCGCGGCAAAGTAACGCCCCCACTCAGTTCCCCTACACCAATTATTAGAGCTATACTTTCGAGCGCCGTAGCCGAGAACGTCAGCGATGTCTCCAACAGCTTGCCAAGGGACGAGATCAAAACGTGTCTTCTCCATTAATGATTCCATTTTGCCTAGGATAGAAAAGGAATCAAGTCGTAACAAGTTTTGAGAGGTAATTCAAGCGCTCCTTATAGAAATCGCAAGACTGATGGATTGGTCAAAAAATACTTAGCAGAAGCAAGATTAGCTAATGCTAATGCTCAATCTTATGGTGGAAGTACAGGAGGTCGTAAAAGTATCGACATGGGTACAGGTCTGAATATTTTAAATAGGAGATCTGCTGAAGCTGCAGAAAAGAAAAAGGTATTCGAAAAACTTGGAAGTGGAGAATATGGCGGTAGAGCAGCCTCATGGGAAGCTCGTCGTGATCTAGGTAGTTAGAGTTACTTCTACTAATCTTCTTGTTAAAGGTTTAACAGATAGTCTGCTATTTTTCTTATTGGAATTGTAATATTCAATATCTGCAGAAGTAAATTCATCAATCATAAATCGACATGTTTTACCTTGGTTCCATTCAGGGTCTTTATCTAATGGATCCCACCATAAAACAAATTCAAAAGGAGGTTCTGTTAACGTTTTATAGTTAGGAAAAGATTGATGTAACTTATGTATTTTCGTTGCTAATTCAATAATGTTTGTATGTATTTCTGGAGTTAAAGCTTGGTGCTGATCCTTAGAAAAAGGGATAGCATCTTGCCATGTAATCCATGAATCATAAACAATAGAACGAATGCTCAAGTATTTATTGCCGTCAGGAGCAATAAAAGAATCAGGAAATTTATCAAATAAACTTTCTTCTAGCATTATTCCCTGTAATTATATGCATGTTTTTTTGTGATTTTATATGAATTTTCCCAGTCTGTTTCACCACTATATTCATTAAATACAATACGTCCTAAATGACTAAAAGCAGCATGGAATTTTCCTATCATTGTTTGGAATCTACTGCTTGGATGTGGAGGAGGAAGATAGACAATTGCTGACCAATCAGAAGGAGCAACAGGTCTGAAAACTTCTAATTCGTCATCCCACCAAGTAGGTCTTAAACGTGTGAAAGGAATACATATAGGAAAGTCCCACAACCAAGGGGCTCTAATGATCGCTTCGTTATGGGCTAGCCAAAGAACAGCATGTTCTATTCGACCAGCTCTGTATTCTTTTAGTGTCTTATTAATTAAACGTCTTGTTAAAGCTGCTCCAGTAGGTGCTCCTACAAAAACTCTTTTATCTCCAGGTGATTCCCAATCTTGATAAATAATTTGTTCTAGGCTAACTTCATCTCTGTCTATAAAACGAGCAGCATTAACTAATCTATTAATATCTTTAGTCGAATAAGGATCGAAATCAATAGCACCTAGAACTGATTTAGCTCCAAGCACAACATCTTTGGGCGGTGCAAGATCACATTTATTAGGTCGTTCAGGTAATCTTGTAATCATTAAATTTATAAATCATTCATCATTGTTTGAATTCTTTTTGCAGGATTTTCTCGAGGTAATATTGCAGCAGAGCCTCCAGAATTATCGATTAATAAAATACAGATTTCTTCCGCGAGGTTCATCTTGCTTACTTTTTGAAGTATGTCTTTTAAAAATTCTTCTACAGTAGAGTCTCCATTTTTCTTAGCTTCTGCTAAGTCTTGCTCTAATGAAAACTTGTTAATAAAATTCTGTGTTTGAACTGTTGGTTTTCCATGCAACGAGGCTAGTTTAACTATTAATGCTCCGTCACCCATGTAACTGTGTAAGGAGTCATATTTATTTATTAGATCAGAAATAATCGCCTCGCAGATGCGAACGTTTAATTCTTTGGATGCTTCCTTATTAGAAGAAGCTAATGTTTTATCAGTTAATTCTGGGAAGAATTTAACTAATAGCTCTATGGGTTTTGGTCGTGCCATGGAAAAGATCTAACTGAAGGTCTACAAGTAATTGATCGCATGATTCTTCCAACTCCTTTACTAAGGGAAGAATCTGTGCATATTTAGACTCTGGCAAAATCTTACCAGTGCAATTACATACATCTAATACATCGCTCGAAGCTTCATGAATTTGAGCTGCTGTTACTAAAACATTCATAGTTAGAAAGATATGAATTGCTGAGAACGATAGTTGTTAGACCACCAACTATAGATTTGTGGCGTCCATTTAGATACTTCGTCAGCAATGAGTTGTATCAAACTTTGCATCTCATAAGAGTTGTGTGGCCTAGAATTAATGTCTAAAAGACGTAGCCATGTTCGCAGACTACCTGAAGCAGTAGCCTTCTGCAATATATTCATAGGAAAAAGTCTTTCAGCGCAATCTATTTGAGCGTCTTTTCTTTGGGAATATTCATGCGCAGCAGAAGAACAAGCTGCTAACAGTTCTTCTCGATGTTCAGGAGTGAATGGATTTCTATGGTGGTAAAAGTCTGGATAATTTCCTGGTTGCCTTACGTGAAACCAATCTTCAATTTTATTTTCGCTATGGGGAAAATCAACTATTTCCTTCTTCATATCACTAGCAATGCTTTTTAATGGTTCTAAGTTGAACGTGATGTCAGATGATTTCACAATCAACTTAAACAACGAGTAATGATCTGCTTCTATGTCAAGAGTTAAAGAAGGGTGATCAAAAGGAGTATATAAGCCATAGTTAGGATCTTTTTGACCGAGAACAGAATAATATTGTGTAACAGCTTGACCGCAATCTGTGTCATTCCAATATTCAAATGGTTGATCTGCAAATTCAAAGGGAGCCGTAAGACCATCTACATGATCTCCTTTAGAAGTTAATAATGCTTTACAAACTAATTTTTGCGGCATTTCTGTAGCCGCTATTGTGCAAACTTTGAACACAGTTTATTAAGTACATTCGCGTCGATATTAATACCTAGCAAATAAAGCACAAGTGCTTATCTATTAAGTTTTATCAATCATCGTCATTGGCAAGTATTTTTGCGTCGTTCAGTTGCTTCGTTAAACTATCAATTTTTGCACTCAAACTGTCAATAGTGGCACCTGATGAATTGGAAGATTTATTACTGCCGTAAAGTTTATCGTAGTAATAATCAAACATGTCCTTAGGATCTTCTGCTTCTGGTATAGCAAATCTCGCCTTAGGATTACCATCTGCATCTAAAGTAAAGGCTCTGTTGGCATGGAAGCCAAGCCCAGCAGTTCCTTCATCTATTGCTAAATTAGTACTCTTCTTCCATTCGGGAAGAAATCTCATAGTGTAGTGGTCTACTTGTCTGTTGCCCCATGAAGTGGCAGCATCCATTGCGTTATTGATTTCATACTCAGGAAGAGTGTCGGAGAAACCACTGAGGTTAACGTCGGCATTACCTCCACCTCCGTCGTTTCCTCCTCCTCCTCCTCCATTTCCGCCACCTCCATTATCGTCATCGTCATCGTCATCACTTCCTTTACCTGCTTGGTAAGTTGCATATTCATCGGAACGACGAATATTATCCCTTATTTGTTGTTTAGTTGCTTTGTTTCCTCCAGTAGTGAGGCCGGATCCCGTATGGTACCCACTATCTTCACCACGGTAATCTCCGCCCCAATATTCCAAACCTTCTGTCCCTAAATCTCTGCCAAGATCTTCTTTGTAAACATCTTGTAACCAAGATGAAAATTCAGGGTCTTTAGTCCAAGATTGTGTTTTCTTTAAGGCGTCTAGAGATGAAGACATGTTGTCTTATATATTTATATCTTCTAGTTTAATTCAATTTGTTAAGCTTTCAAGTCGGATAGGCTCTTCAAGCTAGACGCTAAGTCAGAGGCACTGCCTAATTGTGGGGCTTTAATGAAGTTCCTCATATATTGCGTAGGACTGACATAGCCTATTGATCCTCTTTGTTCTGGGTAGGTTAAGTCGATTCCAAGTCGAC